TTGGAGTTGACAGGTTTTGATACGAAAGAGATTGAACACCTTTTGGGTGAAGCAAGTAAAACTGAGGGGCTTACGAATCCAGACGATGTTCCAGATGTCGTTGATACGCCTGTCACTCAAATGGGGGATATTTGGGAGTTGGGATCGCATCGTCTCATTTGTGCGGACGCAACTAGGATTGATGAAATAGAGAGAGTGATGAATGGTCGGCTAGCAGATATGCTTCTGACAGATCCTCCATACAATGTCGACTACGTTGGCAAAACAAAAGAAGCGCTCACCATTCAGAACGATAAGATGAGCGATACAGGCTTTTTATTGTTTCTTCAGGAAGCGTTCAGTGCAGCCGATTGTGTAATGAAAAAGGGCGCTGTCTTTTATATTTGGCACGCTGACAGTGAAGGTTACAACTTCAGAACCGCAGTAAAAGACGTGGGCTGGCAAGTGCGCCAGTGTCTTATCTGGGTGAAAAACACGATGGTGATGGGAAGGCAAGACTATCACTGGTTACATGAGCCTTGTCTATACGGGTGGAAGGAGGGCGCGTCACACCTCTGGGCATCCGATAGAAAACAAACGACGGTTCTAAACTTTGACCGACCAACTAGATCTTCAGAGCATCCTACGATGAAGCCTGTAGATTTAATCGAATATCAAATCCTAAACAATACGAAGGGACAGGACTTAGTCTTGGACTTGTTCGGTGGTAGTGGCAGCACACTGATAGCCGCTGAGAAAAGCGGAAGGCACTGCGTAACTAGTGAATTAGACCCGAAGTATTGTGACGTAATAATAAAGCGGTGGCAAAACTTCACGATGGAAGATGCCAAGCTGGTGAATAGCGGGAGGACATTTAACGATGTCGCACAGCAAAAAGACTCCGGAAACGGTAGCCAAGTTCCTGCAGAGGATCAGTGAGGGACGCTCTCAAGCCTCTGTATGTAGAGATGAGGATATGCCTTCTTGGGGGGCAATATGGTCTTGGGTAAAAAACGACCCTGATTTTGCACGCGACTTTGCTGACGCAAAGGAACAGCGTGGTAACCTCTTCGGAGAGAAAGTAGCGGAGATATCTCTGGCACTGCTAGCAGGCAAGCTAAAGGACTCTCAAGCGGCTCGAGTAGCTATTGATGGTTTGAAGTGGTCTGCGGCTCGTATGGCAGCTAAAAACTTCGGTGACAGGATGCAGGTAGAGCATAGCGGGACGTCTAGCTATTTGGATGCGCTGAAGAGTGTCCAGGCTAGTATGCACTCTGAGGGGGTTGGAGGTAGTGAACAGACACCTGAAGAAGTACGCACGCGCGAGGAAAGCTCAGAGGTTCTGCATTAGCGTTAGGCTATGTGCCTGACGTATCTCTAGAGTTTCTGCGGGTTACAGGTATTTATCGCCTGTACATCGCCAGCGCCAGAAGTTGAGCGCTTGTTTTTATGGAATTTATATAGAATGACCCCCCCCTCTCGAGGCGCAGGGGGTACAATTTTTTTAGTTAATCCACAGACACACAAGTTGAGACCCCCCCTTGATGGATTATGCCAAAAGGTTAAACCACGTTGATTTGTGTTCAGGGGTTGGCGGGTTTGCATTGGGGTTTCGTTGGGCTGGAATGTCCGATCCGATTTTGTTTTGCGATACTGATGAGTGGTGTCGCAGGGTGTTGAAAAAGAATTTTCCTAACACCCCCCTAGCTAATGATGTGCGCGAGGTAGCGGATGAGCCATCCCGATTTATTCGGCAGCGGGTCGATATCGTCACCGCCGGATACCCTTGCCAGCCATTTAGCAATTCGGGATTGCGAAGAGGCGAAGAAGATCCTCGCCACATCTTTCCGCACATCTTGCGGCTTGTTACACAAACGCGACCCACTTGGTGCGTTTTCGAGAATGTTTATGGACACCTCTCGCTGGGCTTGGACACAGTACTCGATGCAATGGCAGCCGAAGGCTACGCCAGCCGGACGTTTATTGTTCCAGCTACAGGTGTCGGCGCGAGGCATCAGAGAAAGCGGGTCTGGATTGTGGGCTACTCCCCGAACAACGGATGTGACGGGAGGGGCGAGGACGCTAGGCGAGGATGGGCGCAGGGTGAGCAAAAGCAACCCCAGCCAGACTTACGGGGCGAATCTAGCGGATCAGGTTTTGATGTGGCCGACTCCCAGAGCTTCGGAGTGGAAGGACTGCGGGGAGGTGGGGAGCAAGTCGCACTCTCACATGATGGACAAAGAATATCTCTGTGCGGGAGTCAAAGACCCAGCCCAACCCAATGGGCGGCTGAACCCCGACTGGACAGAGTGGCTGATGGGTTACCCAATCGGGTGGACAGAATTAAAGGATTAGGCAACGCAATCGTTCCTCAAATAGCCATGAATATTGGGCTGGCTATAGTTGAGCATGAGCGAAAATTTGGGGCGTTGCACAACTGTTAGGCGCAGGCGCGTTCCCAATCGCGCTGTAGGGAGAGGGGCGGGTGTCCAATTTAGAGGAAGTCCTCGCGAAAGTGGGGGCTGATCCAGAGCTATTCGTGCGCCATGTTTTGCGTGCAGAGCCTCAAGAGTGGCAGGCGGAAGCTTTGCGTGCTGTTCGGGATAATAATAAGGTTTGCATCAAGTCCGGTCATGGAGTTGGCAAATCGACTTTTTTAGCATGGTTGGTACTTTGGCAGCTATTGACCAAATACCCGACTAAGGTTGTTGCTACGGCAAACACAGCCCACCAGCTACATGACATCCTATGGACGGAGGTCGAAAAATGGTCGAGGGAGCTTCCAGAGGGCTTTAAAGACCAGCTGGATTTTAAACAGGATAAAATTAGCCTAAAGGGCGTTTCTGACTCGTTCTGTGCATTTAGAACAGCCAGAAAGGAATCGCCGGAATCTTTGCAGGGCTTTCACAGCCCCAACATGATGGTTTTGGTCGATGAGGCCTCCGGCGTTGACGAACAGGTGTTTATTGTTGGCGAGGGTACGATGTCGACCCCAAACGCCAAGACAGTTTTGACGGGAAACCCTACTAGGACAGAAGGTTTCTTTTACGAGTCCTTTCATAGCAATCGTGAGCAGTGGCACTGTATGACGGTGTCTTGCGAAGATAGCCCGATGGTTTCGGAGTCCTTTTTGGCTGATATGCGCCAAAAGTATGGAGAGGACTCAAATGTCTGGCGGGTGCGCGTTGCCGGAGAGTTTCCGACCCAATCGGACGATGTGTTAGTGCCGTTGCATTTGGTAGAGAGTGCGGTAAAGCGGGAAATAGAGCCTTCGCCGACCACGCCTGTTGTTTGGGCGGTTGACGTTGCTAGGTACGGGCAAGACAGATCAGCGCTTTGCAAGCGGCAGGGGCAAGTGGTTTTAGAGCCTGTAAAAACGTGGCAGGGCAAAGATATCATGGAGCTAGCAGGCATCATCCTGTCGGAATATGATTTAACGGCTTACTCGATGCGCCCAGACGCTATTTTTATTGATAGCATAGGGGTTGGGGCTGGTTTGGCTGACCGCCTTAGTGAGTTGGATATGCCAGCCATCGCTGTTGCGGTTTCAGAAAGTCCGGCCTTAAAAAGCAAGTTTGTGCGGTTGCGGGACGAGTTGTTTTGGAAGGCGCGTGAGTGGTTTGAAGAGCGCTCATGCCAAGTGCCAAACGATCCGACACTAATACAAGAATTAACTGCTATCCGATATAAATTCCAATCTTCTGGAAAAATGAAGGTTGAGAGTAAAGACGAGATGAAGCGTAGGGGGCAACGCTCACCTGACGTAGCCGATGCGTTTGTGATGACGTTTGCACAAGAAGGAGCGCTGGCAACAGGCTCTTACAGCAAATGGTCGGGCAATCGCGCTATTAAGCAAGACAGGGGGTGGGTTGTATGACGGATAATATCGTTGAGTTTCCGAAAACGGAATTGGACGTGGAATTCACGCCGGAGGGTGACTCCGATGTTGACCAAGTGGCAAACGCTTTTATTTGTATGGGCGCAGGCGTCAGGGAAATGGGCGATGTCGATTATGACGCCCTGTTTTACGGTGCGATTGCGGCAGCAGGGTATTTTGCCGCAGAGATGGGTATGAGCGCCCAAGAGTTTAGTGACTTATTAAAAAAGGTGGAAGTACGTGAAGAAAAAAGACCCCCGCCTGACCCGATTGGGGCTTGAGGGCTATAACAAACCAAAACGCACACCTCGCCACCCGAAAAAAAGCCACGTGGTCGTGGCTAAAGAGGGTGACAAGGTCAAAACTATTCGCTTCGGCGAACAGGGCGCAAAAACTGCGGGCGCTCCTAAAAAGGGCGAATCTGACGCCATGAAAAAGAAGCGCAAGAGTTTTAAAGCAAGACACGCGAAAAACATCGTGAAAGGCAAAATGTCTGCGGCCTATTGGGCGGACAAGGTTAAATGGTGAAAAAATGGAAAAGTGCAATTCATGTCACGCACCACAAAAGTGCGAGGACAGAAATAAGTGCATCGCTGGAAAGGTGCAGGGTGTCTCAGACGTTCTTACCAAACAGCCGGAGCGTATGAGCGTCCTGACTACAGGCGGGATTAGTTACACTCAGCCAGAGCCTGTGGTTGTGAAGGCAAAAAAGGCTGTGAAAAAAGTTACCAGAAAGGCAGGCAAATAAATGGGTTACGGTAAAAAAGGCAAAGGTAAGAAAAAGGGCTATGGCGGAGTTAACTGCAAAACAGGCAAATACGCCTCAAAGTCCTTATGATCAAATATTTACGCGCCCCTCGCGAGAAAAAGCCTGTTGCTTTTGTAAAATGTCAGGGGTGCGTCACTCCCAAAAAATGCAA